AACGGTTCCAAAGTCCTGACCACTGGGTCTGCGCTGACGTTTGATGGGACGAACTTGGGGCTTGGTGGTGCTCCCGTTGCTGTTGGCTCTAGCCCGGTGTTTGAGATTTATAGCGGAGCAAACAACGGCATCCTGAAGTTTACCAACAGCACCACGGGCACAACCAATTCTGACGGCACTTGGATTTATCAGCCTGCGGGAAGCAACAATTTTATTATTCAAAACCAAGAGTCTGCCGGTGATTTGCGGTTGTTCTCGACGACCCATATTTGGGGCAACCACAATTATTCGACGGAGTACATGCGCCTGACCAGCACAGGTCTGGGCATTGGGACGAGTTCGCCGGGGAACAAGTTAGATGTTGCTGGAGTTATTCGTTCCGTCTCTTCCACATTTGGGCTGTCTGATGTTATTGCTCAAACCACTGCATCAACAGGTACTGGATATGCTCGTTTTATTTTAAAAACAACAGATCGTGAGTGGCGGCTTATTAACGATGCGTCCACGTCTGGGTCACCTTTCTTGATTTATGACGCAACAGCAGCGGCAACTCGCCTGACCCTCGACTCCTCCGGCAACCTCGGCTTGGGGGTGACGCCGAGTGCTTGGGGTGCAACATACAAAGCAAATCAGATTGGTGCTGGTGGTTCTGTCAATGGCAGAACAAACACAGAGAACCAAGTTGCGTTGTCTGCCAATGCGTTCCACAACGGTACGTCTTGGACTTATATTGCAAGCACTAGCGCCACACAGTATCAGCAAGCGGCAGGGGTTCATTACTGGTTCACCGCCCCCTCCGGCACAGCAGGTAACGCCATCAGCTTCACTCAAGCGATGACGCTGGGCGCAGACGGAAATTTGTTGGTTGGCACAACGGCTAGTTCTGCGCGACTTAGGCTGCAAGTACCTCTTGACACAACAGCAATCCACGCAACAGACGGAACAAGAGGCGACTTCTTTGTTGATTTTCCGTCGTCTTCGGTAACTCGCCTTACTGCTGAGTTCGGCGCTGGCGGTAATTTGGTTTTTGCAAATGGAAACACAAAAACCGAACGCGCCCGTATCGACTCCAGCGGGAATTTGCTCTTAGGCGGCACTTCCACTCCCGGCGCAAGAGTGATGTACATTGCCAATGCCACAACAGTTCCAGCATCTAACCCATCCGGTGGCGGTGTCTTGTATGTGGAAGGCGGCGCTTTGAAATATCGCGGGTCTTCTGGAACAGTTACAACCATCGCAAACGCTTGATATGAAGACCTGCACACATTGCAAACAAGAGAAGCCTTTTGAGGCTTTCTACGCAAGCTCGACCCACAAGTCGGGCTATGTGTCTTGGTGCAAAGTGTGTGAGTCCGAAAGATGCAAAGCAAAGTTTGAGCGCCGGAAAGAGCGCCATCTTGCCAAAGCAAAAGAATGGCGCGAGGAAAATCCTGATGCAAACAAGGCGGCAGTTCAAGCATGGCGCGAAAGCAATCCAGAGCGCACCGCTGCCATGTACAGGGATTGGGCAAAACGCAATCGTGACAAAGTAAATGCCACGTGGATGAGGCGTGATGCAGCCAAGAAAAACCGCACCCCAAACTGGCTAACCGCAGACGACCACTGGATGATTGAGCAAGCCTACGACATAGCCGCAAAGCGCACTCAAATGCTTGGCATTCAGTTTCATGTTGACCACATCGTACCTTTGCAGGGAAAGATGGTTTCAGGGCTTCATGTGCCGTGGAACTTGCAAGTAATTCCGGCAAAATTGAATCAGCAAAAATCCAACCGTTTTACCTAAGGAACCACCATGAACACAATCAACTGGCTCATCGAAGCAATGGACTGCAAGCCCCAAGAGGGCGACTTGACCGATGTGGTCATCACGGCTCACTGGCGCTGCAACGGCACAGACGGCACATACAACGCCACTGTCTACGGCACTTGCAGCTTTAGCCAACCAGAAGGCGACTTCACGCCTTACGCTGACCTGACTCAAGACCAAGTGCTTGGCTGGTGCTGGAATTCCGGTGTGGACAAAGACGCTACTGAAGCCAACATTGACACGCAGATTCAAAACCAGATTGACCCCCCAATTATTTCGCCCGCACTTCCGTGGGTTGCATAAGGAGCCAGCCATGAAACTACTTGCCCTTGCAGTCTGCGCTGTGGCCCTGACAGGCTGCGCTACCAACTCTGAGTACGCTGCCTATGCTGATGCCCACAAAGCCCAAGCAGCAGCCCAAACTGCCCGTTACCAAGCTCTGGCTGACATTGCCAAACAAGGTGACACCACGGCCAAGGTTGCTGCTGTCATGTCCTTGCAAATGGGTGGTGGTCAACAAAACGCTCAGATCAACGCTCCCAAATCATGGGCTGACTACGCCATGCAGTGGACAGGTCTCCTGCTGCCAACCATCGGGCAGGTGTACACCATCAACAAGCAAACCAGCTTGGGTATGCGTCAATCTGACAACGCCACTGCTTTGGGCATCAGTACCAACAACGCTTTTGTCGGCATTGCATCTCAGATTCAAGCACCAGCGGCCAATGTGACAACCATCGGCGGCAATGGTGTAATCGGTGCAGGTACTTATTCGATTGGAGCAAACAGTGGGTCAAACTCTGGCAACAGTGGTCGCCTTGCTGGTGGCAGTATTACTGACAATACGGCTACTCCAACTGTGGTGACCAACACCACAACCACAACTAACACAGTCGCACCTTAAACCATTGAAATGTATAGGAATTGAAATGACCAAGAAACTCAAGATAGCGGTATCTGCAATCAGCAAAAACGAGGAAGCTTTTGTCCAACGGTTTTGCGATTCGGCAAAAGACGCTGACTTAATTTGCATTGCAGATACTGGCTCAACCGACAACACGGTTCAACTTGCGCTTGAGTGTGGTGCAAAAGTGTATGACATCTGCATCAGCCCTTGGCGATTTGATTTGGCTCGAAATGCTGCCATTGCACTGCTTCCAAAAGACATTGATATTGTCATCAGCCTTGATCTGGATGAGGTCTTGGAGCTAGGGTGGCGTGAGGAAATTGAGCGAGTATGGGTTGAAGGAACAACTAGACTGCGCTACAAATTCGATTGGGGCTGTGGAATCAGCTTCTTCTACGAGAAGATTTTTGCTCGTCATGGTTATAGGTTTTGGCATCCTGTTCATGAGTACCCTCGTCCTGATGGCAGGACCATAGAGGTCTATGCCCATACTGACATGCTGTTGGTAAGCCATCATCCTGATCCAACCAAGTCTCGTGGTCAGTACATGCCACTTCTGGAGTTGGCAATCAAGGAAGACCCAACCTGTCCTCGTAATGCTTTCTACCATGCTCGTGAACTAACCTTCTATGACCGATGGGAAGAGGCCATACAGGCTCTGAATCGCTATCTGGCTATGCCTGAGGCTACTTGGGCAAATGAACGCTGCTATGCCATGAGATTGCTTGGCAAAGCACATGATGAGCTAGGTCACTGGCATGATGCCTTGAAGTGGTATCGCTTGGCTTGTGCTGAAGCACCTGGAACTCGTGAGCCTTGGGTTGATCTGTCCATGTTTGCTTACAGGTCAAGCATGTGGATTGATGGTTACTCAGCAGCTAAGAATGCCTTGCTGATAACTGACAAAGCTCTCGTGTACACAATGGACCCAAGTGTCTGGACTGAGAAGCCTTGGGACTTGGCTTCTATCTGTGCTTGGCAGCTTGGACACAAGCAGGAAGCCATTGAGTTTTGCAAAAAAGCCTTAGAATTCAATCCGACTGATACCCGTCTTATCAGAAACTTAGAACAAATGACGGAACCAACAATGGTGGATTAACATGAGCGATTACACCCCAGCCTATTTTTGGTCTTTGTTTGATTACAAAGACGGAAACTTGCTTTGGAAAGAAGACAGAGCAAAAGGAAAAATAAAAGCTGGAAGTGTAGCTGGAGGCGTTTCCTCAAGAGGGTATTTGCGTGTAACGGTTGATTACAAAGAATACCCGCTGCATAGGATTGTTTTTCTATTGCATCACGGGTATTTCCCTGCTGTTGTTGACCACATCAATGGCAATACATTAGACAACCGTATTGAAAATTTGAGAGAGGCAACAGATCAAACAAATCAATACAATCGCAAACGTGGGAAAAATAACTCTAGCGGCTGCAAAAATGTTTCTTGGAACAAAAAAAATAATGTTTGGCAGGTTCACATTCGATGCAATAAAAAAGTTAAAAGTTGGTATGTGAAAGATTTTGAACTTGCAGAGCTTATTGCTAATGAAGCAAGAGCTTTGTACCACGGAGATTTTGCAAATCATGTCTGATTACCAAAGATTACGCACTCCATTCCTGAACCTCAGCTTCACACCTGATGTGCCTAGTAATGCATTGGGTCCAAATGAATATAACAGTGGACGGAATGTAGAAGCTGATGTTCGTGGCATTAAAAAGATCTTTGGTGAAGAAGAAATCCTGACTGCTATTCCTGCTGAACCCATTTTTATGGAAGGTGGTTATCGCACAGAAACTCAGTGGGTATATATTGTTGCCACCAGAAACGCCTCTAATCAAGGTAAATGGTACATGCTTACCTCTGCTGGTATTAGCAATATCACTCCAGGTGTTGGTGCTAACCCTTCTGTGTTTTTGACAGGGTACACCGCTGATTTGAACATCACCACTGCATGGGTTGGTGGTGTTTTCTTCGCCAACGATACTTTGCGAAACCCCATGTATTTCTTGCCGACATCCAATGAGATGACGGTAACCCCTGATGCATCGTGGAACTACGATGTTGGGGTGACAAGCACTACTGCTGGGTTTGTCAGAAACTATTGCTCTCCAAACGTAGGCAACATTCTGATTGCTGGTAACCTGACCAAGGTTTCTGGTGGCATTCAAAGCAACTTCCCGACAACTGTTCGTTGGTCACAATCGTTTGCAAATACGGGTATTCCCAATACATGGGAGCCTACCCTGTCCAACATTGCCAACGAGCAAGAGGTTCCTGTTCGTGGTCCTTTGATTGATGGTTTCTTTTTGGGTGGCAACTTCTACGTTTGCTCCTATTGGGATACTGTTGTCTTCTCCCCGATTAACTACCAAAACTCCACTGCTCCAGTGTTTGGTTTGCGTTTGTTAAACCAAGGCAGGGGATTGCTGAACAACAATTGCTGGTCTTCTACTGACGCTAATGTCTATGGTGTTGATGCCCGAGACATTTGGGTGTTTGACGGAAACTCTTTCCAATCACTTGGCAACCAAAAAGTAAAAAACTACTTTTACAGCAATCTCAGCACAACATATTCTGACCGTATATTCATGGTCAACAATACCCAGAAGAACCAGATTGAGATCTATTATCCCGATCTGACTTCTACTGGTTACTGCAACAAGATGCTGTCATACCGCTATGACCTGCAAGTGTGGAATGCCCCTAAGGACATTGCAAATGCTTGCATGGGTGCAGAAGGTCCTCAGTTTATCTCTGGCAGCTTCAAACTTGCATCTCGAGTGGTGACCTATGCCCGTGGTGGCGTAACTGGTCAGAAGCTGATTCAGACCAACATTGGCAACTCGTTCATCAACTCTGCACCCATTCCTGCATTGTTTGAGCGTAACAACGTGGTTTTGCAATCAGACAAGGGACCGATCCCATACAGTTCCAAAGTGTATATACACAGGTTGCTTCCTGAGATTTCGGGCACTGGTGCTATCAACATTGCTGTTGGTGGCGCTAACTCAACTGCTCAAGCTCCTACGTATGGTCAGACAGGAACAACTGAGATTGATACAAACAGCCCCTGGGTGACAACTCAGCAGAATGCTGTACGCACTGTATCGGTCAAGGTCGAGACTAACGATGCAACCAACACTTGGAACATGACTGCTATGAACTGGCAAGCAACTGTTGTTGAGGATGCCTTCTAATGCCATTCGCACTAGACTCCAACCCATCCAACATTGAACTGTCGGATGCGCTCAACTATTTGTTGGCCAACTTTGGCGCAAACATTAGTGCCGACCCGAATACAGGCGTTATCACGGGTCCTACTGGGCAGACAATTGGCTACCTGTACAAGTACCTGTCTATCAGATACGCAGACAGTGCTGATGGCTCACTGAACTTCAGCAACTCACCGACCAACCGTCAGTACTACGGTGTCAGGAACAACGACAGTTCTGTTGAGTCCACCAATCCTGCTGACTACATCTGGCAAAGAGTTGCTGGTGGGTTTGGCACTACCAAGTTCTTGTTCTACAAAGTTTCTGGTGGTCGGCAGATCGAGTTCTTTGTTGACACTGTTGCTCCTGGTTATAGCTGGCAGCAAGATGATGGCACTGCTATTGATCTGGATGCAATCAGTGTAACGATCACTGCTACACCAACGATCTATCAGTGGACAGCAACGTCTACTCCTCCTGCCAGACCGACAACCACAACAACCTACACTTGGCTGACAGGGGCTTACACAGCTCCTGCTGGCTGGTCAGTTGAAGTCCCATCAAACACCACTCCTGGCGCTTATCTGTGGGCGATCTCCATTACGATTGTTCAAACTGGTGGCATCAACACGGCGGTACTTGATTGGCCCAATCCTGCTTACGCCATCCGTGCTGTTGGCTTTAACGGTGCTAATGGCGCAACTGGCAACAGTGCTTTAACGGCGTATTTGGTTCAGGATCAAGCCTCTGGCACTCCTGCCTTTACAACGCCTACATCTGGCCCAAGTGCCCCTGCTGGATGGACATTAGCAACACCAGCAGTTGCTGTCGGTCAGGTGCTTTGGTATTTGCAGGGTGAGTACAACAGCTCAACAACCCTGACCATCAACGGCGTAGCTCCCAACACCACACGTTGGACAGGACCCATTGCTGCAAGCGTCTTCCAAGACATCAGGTCTGACAACTGGAACGGCTCTACCCCTCCATCGTTTGCCAATCCTGCCACTTGGGGTACTGCTGGTTACTACATTGAAAGAACAACTGGCACAGCCATCCTGAACAACCTAGGAGCCCGTGGAACCCTGCAAGCAGGAACTAACCCTGCTATTAGCGGAACCACGATGACGGGCTCTGGAGGCATTATTAATACCAACGGTACTTTTGCGCTTGGCAATTCTGTTGGCAACATAGTCTTCAACGGCTCCAATGTTTACATTAATGGAATTTCATCAACAACCAACAACAATACTTCTTTTATTGGAATAGGAACAAGTTCTGCATACCCACCTAGTGCATTGATAAGCACATTTGTGGTCAACCAAACTGGCAATGTAGTGGTTACAACAAACTCTACTATTGGCGTTTCAACAACAGCTCTTGTTCCATGCTCCGCAGAAATTAAATTAGATTATTTGATTTATCAAAATGGAGTTTTAATTGGCACTTGGCCTTATTACTATAAAGCTCAACTTTGCAAAATAGATCCAACAGCATCTTATGGGATTGATTTAAGCCTAACATTTGCTTCAACTGCGGTCTTCCCTCCAGGGACCTATGCAATAGGCATGGCATCAACAGCAAGAAATGTTTTTGATTCAAGCGGGAACTTGCTTGCAGTATCAACATTCCTTACTGTTTTTTCAAACAATGCTGCGTTTCAGGCAAAAACATGAAATACTTTGTTCTTTCAAATCCAAGTACAAAAGAAATTATCATCAATGGATCTTGTTCAGATAATGATTTCAATTTTCAAGCTATTCCAGGGTTTGAGTTGCTGGAAGGCAAAGCAACGGCATTGACACATTACGTTGATAACAATCAAATAATCGAATATCCATTGCCAGTACAAATTAAAAAAGCACAAAGACAGCCTTTTTACTTTGAATGGTCAAATGATTTGTTTGATTGGGTTGATGTAAGAAGTGATCAGGAAAAATATGATTTTGCTTCGAGTTCTGCAAAAATAACTCGAAATGAACTGTTGTATAAATCTGATTGGACACAGATTGCCAACAACCCATTAACGCCAGAACGGCAGCAGCAATGGGCAACTTACCGTCAAGCTTTAAGAGACATCACTGCCCAACCTGGGTATCCTTTTAATATCATCTGGCCTACGCCACCACAAGGATAAATTATGGGAATGCAATCAGCGCAAGTCCAATCAGGGACTCAACCGCAAGGCAAGGGGTTTGCACAGCCTGTAAACCCTCCTGCTCAAATAATGGGCACTTCAAACAAAATGGGCAGACTTCCTGCCATGATCAGCGATGAGTTTGCTGCTCCTGCTGTTATGCCCGAGCAACAGGAGTTTTCCACTCAAATGATGGGTGGAGCTAGTTACCGCACAAAGCAAATGCCTGGAGCGCAGGGTGAGCAAATTGCTGGTCTTACTGTTGAGCCTAATTTTCAAAATCAAGGTCAACCCACCTATCAGCCACAAACGCAAAGTCGCGGCAAGGGTGGCTCAACTACCAATGCAGCTACTTCTGGTCAACCAACCTTTGGCCAACCAAACAGGTATCCAAATACTGTCGGTCAGTGGGATAATGCAAGCATTCAAAGACAGTCACCTACTGGTGGCGGGAAAGGTAAAGGCTAAATATGGGCTTCGGTAAAGGTAGCGGTTCTTCGGCTCCAGTAGTCACGGAAGAACAAAAAGATCTTCTAAAAGCACAAACTGGCTTTCTTAAAGACACGGCATTCCCTGCTTACCAAAAAACAGTTGGTATGGCAGGTGATGTTTATAACCAAGTCAATCCTGCCACGACCCAAGCTGCTCAAACAGCAATGGATGTCAGTGGCCGTGCTGGTCAACTGCAAGAAGCTGGTGGCGCTCAAGCTTATGTGCAGGGTATGCAAGGGTTGTCAAACCTGTTTAGCCCTCAATACAAGCAAGAGCAGATTCAAGCAGCATTGCAACCTGCTCGTGAAGAGATCCGTGAGCAAATGGGCTCTCAAGCTGCCATGTTTGGTGGTGCTGGTGGTCTAGGTTCTTCTCGTCAAGCATTGGCCTCTCGTAACCTTGCAAGCCTTGGTGAGCAGCGTATGGGCTCTGTGGCTGCACAGACATCTGCTGGCATTGAGAGCCAACGTCAACGTGCCTCTGAGTCTTTGCTCGGTGCTGGTCAACAGGGCTTGTCTGCTGCTCAACAATCGGCTGCTAGTCGTATTGGCTTTGCTGGTGCTCCACAGGATGTGTTGTCCAAATACGCATCTGTGATCTACGGTACGCCACAAGCTTCTACAACGCCCAATTTTGCTGGCACACAAGGCCAGAAAACAACAAGCAAGGGCTTTGGCTTCTAAGGAACAATCATGGCAGAAGAAACACCTTTCGCTTCAAGCTTTGGCAACTACGGGGACCCTCGCAGGTACATGAACAAAGGCGTGTCACCTGCCAAGAAAATTGAACAAGCAGTCTCCAAAATCAGAAACAGTCCTTTGGCAAATTTGGCAGGAATTTTTTTGGCTGGTGGAGGCGAAGAATCTGTTCCTGCTGCTGCCCCTGCTTTAGGTCAAGGAATCTCTGCGCCAGTTGTTCCGCCTGTTGGATTAAATCCATCTGCTCGTAGCGGCGTGGGAATTGCTCCAGGATCCTTCCAAATGCCCAATTTAAATTTGACGCAAATTGAAACAGCCGCACCAGCGCAGGGTGTTGATATTGACGGCGATGGGCTAGTTGACAATTTTTGGGGAATTAACAAATGACTCCAGTATCTGCACCAATGCAACCACCAGAAGTTGTTGCTCCAATAGCGCCCCCTGACATGAGCAATCCTGAGCCAGTCGGAGGTGCAGTTGCGCCCGTTACAGCCAAGACCTTTGATGTCGCATCCATGTATGAAGATGCTGCAAACACAGGTGATCCTAAATTGATGTACTCTTTGACAAGCCGAGTCAAAGGAACTGATCTTGAGCCTGTTGTTAAGCGTTCTGCTGAGATCATGCAGCGCAACCTTGATGAGTTTCAAAAGGACATCAAGCCCGTAATGGACAAGGGTGGCCCTAGCACTCCAGAAGGTCGAATTGCTGTTGGCAAAACGATTGATTACATGGCCGACAAACCTCAGAAGATGAGGGCGTTTGTGGAGCTATTGCTTGGCAATCCTAACTGGCGTCTGTTTGTCACTGGTGGTACTGAGAAAACAGAAATCAAGTACGACCTGCAAGGCAATCCAATTGAGAAAACAACCAATGAGTTGGGCAAAACTACGAGAGCTGTTGATGCGAACACTGGTCAACCACTGACCCGTGAAGAGGTTGCTGCTCGTGGCAACTTTGTTCCTTCCCTGCAAGAAGCTATTGGTTACAAGACCAAAGTAGAGTTGGCTAAATTCAACACTGAAGCGTTTAACAAAGCTAACGCAGCTACTGCTGATTATTCGGCCAAAGCTCCTGAACTGAAAGAGATGTATGGCGAATTGCGTCAACGTCTGCAAAACCTTTCCGGCTCTGATTTAAGTGAAGAGCAACGTAGAGCTATTGGCTCGTTTACCAATAGGTCCCTTGGTTACTCTCAAACAGTATCTGAAGGCTTGAATGCTTTGCGTCAGAAGGTGGACAACAAGAATGTCTCTTTGTCTGAGGCTCAACAGAAATCTCTTAGCGCAGTCCTTGATAAGGTTGGCTTCAGGATCGGAGCTGATGGGTCAATCACGAACAAATCTGGCGAAGCAGTAAACAAGAGTGACTTGGATCAAGCTCAAAACAGCCTGACAAGTGGCACTCAGTTTGACCGGAACTTTACTCAGTCCAAAGACGATTTCATTCGCTCTGAGGTGTTTAAAGGATTGTCTGAATCCGAAATGAAAAACATCGGTCGTGTTCTGGACATTCAGCAAATGGTTGAGAAAACTCAACTTGAACTGTCTGCCAAGCACGGCACTTTGCCTTTCCTGATTAACCCAAAGAGCTATCAAATTGGCGATGAATTCGTTCGTGGTGAAGCATCTGCTTTGATTGGCGAATTTAACCAACAAGCAACTGAAGCATTTGCTGATTGGCGTAAAACTCAACTTGCGAAATTCAAAGACAAGTCTCAAATTCCTACTGCTGGTGAACTTGAAGGCGCTTTTGCTCGTACAGATGCTTTCCGTGAATTGCGTCAACAGTTTGCCGACAAGAACCGTGAGATTTTGCGTAGACCAGCACAGAGTCGTCCAGCAACAGGTGAGACTCCTGCTGACTTCAGATCTCTTGGCCTAGGTGAAGCCCCCAAAGAGCAGCCTAAGTCCATTCGTGGCCGGTCTATTACGAACCCTGAAATCAAGTCCAAAGGGCCATCTGCCCGTGAGCTTGCTAAACAATTTGGCGGGAGATAACAATGGCAGCATTTGATGTTGAGGGATATCGCAAAGCAGCCGCTGCTGCTGGCATCCCTAAAGCTGAGATTGAAAACGAGATCAAGTTTCAGACCAGTGCCCCTGCAAAGACAGATCCCTTTGAAAAAGATGAGGGTGGCTTTAAGCTGGGTTCTGCTGAACAAATCAGCGAGAGGCTTGGCAATGATTGGTGGCATCTCCCTGCTGGCCTAGCTGCTATTGGTGCTGGCATATATGGCGCTAGTCAATTGATGGGAAGGGGTGAGACTCCTCCACCTTCTGGTGGTCTTGGGTTGCGCATTGATCCAACAATGGACGTTTTGCCTGTTGCCCAACAAGCCCCTGTGGCTGCACCTGACCGTCTGCAACAAGCCCAACAGATTATTGAGGCCAACAAGCAGCTTGGACTTGGTAGCAAGCCTGTGCCACCTACAGCTCCTGTAGCAGCCCCTGTAGCCCCTCCTGAGCCTATTTCCACCCCAATCTCAGCAGCACCTATTGACGCTCCTGCTCCAACACCATCTGCTAAACCCAATTCTTTTGCAACAGAGACAATTGTCAATGAAGTAAAAGACATGATTCAGAAAACACCAGAGCCCGTTACTGGTGTTACAGCTCAACCTGCACAACAGCCTGTTGCTCCTCCTCAAGAGCTGCGTACAGGTACTGGTAAACCTGCCTTTGCCGGTATGGGTCCAGCAGCAGCGTTGAACAAGAAGGGTGAGCCCAAGTTCAAGCCCGACTACGCTGACATCAATCAAGTGCCAAAGGACTATGCTTTTGTTCCTAACGCTCAATATATTGACACACCCCGTCAAAACATTGGGTTACCTGAATACATCAAAGCATATACCGACCGTCCTTTCCCATTGACAAACGAACAAGCTATTCAAGAGTCAAAGGAAATCAACAAATTGTTGGGCAGAGCTACTCGTGCTGAAGCCAAAGCTGCTGGTTTGCCACCTGCCGAGATAACTCCCGGCATTACCAAAAAGACCACTGCTGGTACAAAGCCTGTACGGGTTGCTGGTACTTTGGGTGCTTTGATTGCCATTCCTGACCTTGCCAAAGCAGAGACTGCTGGTCAACGAGGCATGGCAGGGGCTAACTTGCTCGAGGCTATCCTACCCCCTGGCTTCATGATGTCAGGCGCTGGTGAGGGCTCTAGCACCGTTCCTAGCGTAGATGCTGCCATGTTGTTGGGTAGCCCCTATGCCCAAACAGAGATTGCCAAGAAGCGTAGACAGCAAGAAGAATATACTCGCAAGGTCGGTGCTGGTCGTGGCATCGCTCCACCATCTGCCTATATGAGATAAATCATGGAAAAAGAAGTATCCCATGCTGAAATCTACTCTCGCCTTATTCTTGTCGAGCAGAAAGTTGACCGTATTGACAAGAACACTGAAGGTGTTGTGGCAGCGTTTCAGGCGGCGATTGGCAGGGTGTTCATCTCTCAACTCCCTGAAGACGGTCTGCAACCAGTTGGGCGTATCCAGCAATGTCAATCCAACTGTCAGCATAGTTTGGGTCGCCATTTAAGATTCTGGCAATCTTGTGGCAAATCATATCAAGTGCTTCAATCTGGTCGCTTTCAAGGGCGCATTGACGAACTGATTGATATGTAAACAATGTTCTTTTTAAACTTTGAGCAATCTCGGCATGGCCGACAAAAGTCCCATACCGTTTGCCACGTTCTTCAAGTATTTTGTCAATCATCACGACTCCTTTGAGAACGCTTTGAAAAAATATCTGACATATCCCATCCGGATTTAATTCTATATCTAATACAGTAAATGCTTAAATTATATTTATCTGATGCATCTTTTATGTTCATGATGCCATCTGGAGTTTCAACAAAATTTGAATTGCTTTTATTTCTTTGATTTTGTGAAGGCGTTGCCCATCTGCAATTTTCTGGTTCATAGTTGCCATTGTTGTTTTTTCTATCAAGCTGATGGTTTTTTGAAGGAGCTTTGCCCATATCATTAAGAAAATTCTCATAAGAAGTTATCCATGATTCGCATACCTTTATTCCTCTACCGCCATAAGAATCAAACCATTTGTGAGATTCTTTAACACATCGTGATTTCATATCTGACCAAGCTCTGTATTCTTTTGTCTTGTGTTCTCCATGTTTTTTGTTATTGCATTTTTCTTTCCATAAAGATTTAAATTCATCTGATTTTTTTTCCCATATCTTTGATCTAACTTCTTTTGTTTTGCATCCGCAATGCCAAGCACCGCCAGATATCAAAGAAAAAGCAAGTACATTTTTTTCTTTACCGCAAACACATTTGCACAAAAACCGTTTATGTTTAGTGTTGCTTTTTACTTCAGTTAAAACGGTGTAAAACTGAAAAATGTCGCCAGATTGAATTTGCTTATGTTTAAGCATTGTTCACCTCATCAAAGTGTCATCAGAAAAATGTGGCAGACGATGATGAATCGCTTTTTGGGCTGCAGACCCTAGCCACACATTTATTCTATCAATCTTTTACAAATTGTCCATGCTCATTCATTCTTCCTGTGCGATGCTCAATTTTTTTATACGCTTTGTAAAAACAAGCCCTTGCATCAAGATCAAGCAAAACTGCTGTATTGACCAAGCAAACCATCACATCGCCAAGTTCAAGCGCGGTTTCTTTCATGTCTCCAGACTCAATAGCATCAATCAGTTCTTGTGCTTCAGCTAAAGTCTTCTTTGCTTGGCCTAATGCTGTACCGTTGTCGTAGATGCC